CTTGCTCAGGAGTGTTGGATCATCTTTAATTGCTGCCTGTACGATGGTGTTGCATGTTGTGCCTCTATCCCAAGATCTGAAAATGTGAATGATCTCCTTCTTTAGCTCGGGGGTGCAAGAGGGAATAAGGTCGGGATAATCTATTACCGCTTGGTGTGTGCCCACACTATGTGACGATGGCGGAACCGAATCAACGGCTGCACCGGCGTCGTCAAACTCAGGGAGTTCCATCCCTGCCTCCTCCTCATCGGGGAAACGTGACTTTATCACCCGTGTATATTTCTTCCCTGGACATCCACCCCCGCAAGCCTTATTCAGGGACATGGGCTTGACGAAATTGTTATCTGGGATGCCACGAAGGGCCTCATCGTAGGACAGCATCCTGGGTTTCATCCCCAAAGATTTCATCTTCGGAACCAGACCATTGACATAATGGGAGATGAGGGCATCGTTCACACCCTTGCCCCTGGGATAGGCACCTCTTGATCCGTAGATGAGCGCCTGCGCGGCGGCTCTATTCGAATTGAGCGGGGGAGGTCCATGAAGACGTGGGATGCCATTGGCCTCGAGGTAAGGAGATAGAGGGGTGATGTAGACTTCTGATTTGGCCGTGGCACGTGTCGAAGCGTCATGACCGAAGACCATCACACACGGGGGGGTGGCAGTACACTCTGGACCGTCATTTGCCGCCCGGATGAAGCGTGTGCAAACCCTCGGCGATGGCTCATCTGTTTTCACACGTGGGCAGGTGGGTATCTTGTTGTCGAAGAAAACGTTCTCGAACATGATCGACTCGTTCTCATTCTTAGTGCAGGAAGCAAGAAAGCAGTTCCAAGAATTCCTGTCCACAATTGACGCGTACGTTGTGGTAGAGTCCAGAATTCTTGACACATGAAAGCCAATGAGGGTTGGGTTCTCGGTCGTGATGAGAGGGCTACCACAGTCACCTGGGTGGGTCATGGCTGTTTGCTCACACTTGTAGCCATACGAAGAACGGGTCTCGGTGTAAATTCTTGTGTATGATGCAAAACATTTCATTACCCTGCCTGGTGCATGTAGAGAAGCCTCACCTACCTCACTCGGATCCTCGCCCAATCCAGCGTAGTGGGTGTGGAAATCATGCTCCAACAGACGGTGGATCGATCGGTAGGGGTACCTCGTGCCAATTAGAGCGAAGCACATGTCTGTTTCCTCTCCATTGTACGTGATGCGATGGATCTTATTAACCACGGTAAGGGATTTGCCGATGTCGAAGGTCAGCGCGTATGTGGAATTCTCCCTCACCTCGTCGCTGTGGATGGGTAGCAGCAACCCGTTCGAGGTCATGAAACTTGCCCTGACACGCCCACTTGCTGTCTTGGTAACGGAATCCCAATTGCTAAAAGTCACGGTGTT